ATTGATGCTAGTCGGATTGAATCTGTTGAAGGCGTTGAGGGTAGATTCCCATCAAATATAATGCACGATGGTAGTGATGTAGTGCAAGATATATTTCCTAAAAATAAAAACACTAGACATATGAGTTATAAAAGAAGTGGTGGTGATTTTATAGATGGAATACCTAATCAAGAGGAAAAAAGTTGGTTCGTAACAGAGGAAGGTTCTGCTTCAAGGTATTTCTATTGCCCAAAAGTATCAAAGAAAGAACGTGGCGAGAACAACAAACATCCAACAGTTAAACCGCAAGAATTAATGAAATACTTAGTGAGGCTTGTCACACCTAAAGGTGGTACTGTACTTGATCCATTTATGGGTTCTGGCTCTACTGGAATGGCAGCAAAAGATTTGGGTTTTGACTTTATTGGTATTGAGAAATCAGAAGAATATTTCAAAATCTGTCAAGAAAGAATTGAACAGATAAACCCATTAGGTAAATTTTTAGACTAGACAAACCCAATATTTTATGTTATAATGAAAGAATCGAATAGGAGAAATAAATGGCTACAGGACTAATGAGTAAACTACGAAAGAACTCTTCTTTCAAAGACGGTAGGGTAAATGTCCTATCAGAATCAAAATACTTAAACGACAAAACCAGTACACCGACACATATTCCAGCAATGAATATTGCATTTTCTGGTACACTAAATGGTGGATTTACATCTGGACTTACAATGCTTGCAGGGCCTTCAAAACATTTTAAGACTGCATTTGGACTGATCATGATGAAATCATATATGGATGCCAATCCAGAGTCGATTGTTTTGTTTTATGATTCAGAATTTGGTACGCCGCAAGCATACTTTGATATTTTTGAAATTGATACAAGTCGAATTGTGCATGTACCTGTTACAGATTTAGAAGAACTCAAATTTGATATGGTGTCACAACTAAAAGAACTTGATACGGACGACAAAGTATTCATTATGGTGGATTCGGTTGGTAACTTGGCATCTAAGAAAGAAGTCGATGATGCAGAGAAAGGTAGTAGCGCAGCGGACATGACACGCGCTAAACAGTTTAAGTCGTTGTTTCGTATGATTACACCACACCTCACCATGAAAGATATTCCTATGGTTGCTATCAACCACACATACGATTCTCAGGGCATGTTCCCTACTAAGGTTGTATCTGGTGGTACTGGTATGTATTATAGTGCAGATACCATTTGGATTATCGGCCGTCAACAGGATAAAGTGGGTACAGAGATTGCTGGATATCACTTTGTAATTAATGTTGAAAAGTCGCGGTTTGTCAAAGAGAAATCTAAAATTCCTATCTCAGTTTCATGGGAAAAGGGCGTAGATAAATTCTCTGGACTCCTTGACATGGCACTAGGTTATGGTGTATTATTGAGATCTGGATCATGGTTACAACATGTAGATATGGAGACCGGAGAAGTTATTGAAAAGAAATTCCGCGAAAAGGAAACCCATAGTGCAGAATTTTGGGAACCTATTCTTGCGGACGAAAAATTCAATGATTGGATCGTTGCCAAGTACAGAGTAGGTGGATAAATGAAAAAACCTTGGGCATCTAATTACATATACAAAGAAAGATTGGCTGTGTGCAATTCTTGCGAACAGTATCAATCCGCTGTAAAATTATGTAAATCGTGTGGTTGTTTTATGCCGGCTAAGGCAAAAATCGCACAAATTAGATGTCCAGAAGATAAATGGTTTGAAGTATATGGTACAGATGACAGAGAACCATCTACTTTGTCGCTTTTCGGTGGCAATATGAGTAATGAAGAAAAGTCTGAAAGTTTGAAACGACAGGCTGAACATTTAAGACAAGAATCTGAAAGATTGATAAAGGAAGCGAATAAACTTAATGGAATTGACTGAACACACAGTATTGAATTGTCTTTTTTCGGACGAAGAATATGTGAGAAAAACCCTGCCTTTTATTGAAAGGGAATATTTTGTAACTGAATCAAATAAAGTGATATTTGATATGGTACAACATCACATTGAAAAGTATAATACAAATCCAACTAGGGATTCATTACTAATCTCTTTGGATGAATTGAATGTTGGCGAAAACGTATATACGGAATCGGTATCAACTATCAAGAGTATGGAAGAGAATAAAGACGATCATAGGAATAGTGCATGGCAAATTGATGTGACTGAAAAGTGGTGTCAAGATCGTGCATTATATAATGCTGTTATGAAGTCGATTGGTATTTTAAATGACGAGCCTGCGAACAAGGGACAGTTGCCGAAAATGCTACAGGACGCATTGGGCGTGTCATTTGATAGTAATATCGGACACGATTTTATAGATGATTTTGAGGCCCGATATGAATTTTATCAACGTGTAGAAGAAAAAATCGAGTTTCATCTTGATTTATTCAACAAAATTACTAAGGGCGGATTGTCAAAGAAAACTCTTAACATTTGTCTCGCTGGTACTGGTGTTGGTAAATCTTTGTTTATGTGTGACCTTGCGGCAAATCATTTGTTGATGGGTAAGAATGTTCTATACATTACATGTGAAATGTCGGAAGAAAAGATTGCAGAACGTATTGACGCAAATTTGTTGAATACTAATATTCAAGATGTTGCACAAATGCCATATGATACCTTTTGCCGCAAGATCGATAATCTGACAAGAAAGGTCGCAAGTGGGAAACTAATCGTAAAAGAATATCCGACTGCTGTTGCCAATGCAAATCACTTTAGACATTTATTGAATGAATTGACACTCAAAAAGAATTTTCGTCCAGATGTCATCTATATTGACTACCTAAATATATGTTCATCATCTAGGATTAAAGCCGGTTCTGGCGCAAACTCATATACACTTATTAAGTCTATCGCAGAAGAATTGCGTGGCCTTGCTGTGGAAAACAACGTGCCAATTATGAGTGCTACGCAGACCACCCGAAGCGGATATAATAGTAGTGATGTAGAACTTACGGATACATCCGAATCGTTTGGATTGCCCGCGACTGCCGATTTAATGTTTGCATTAATAGCGACAGAAGAATTAGAAGAACTAAATCAGGTATTAGTAAAACAACTTAAAAATCGTTATAACGATTTAAATAATTATAAAAGATTTGTGATAGGAATTGATAGGCCCAAAATGCGATTATATGATGTGGAAAATTCTGCTCAAGATGAGATAATCGACAATAGTGGGTCAAATCAGGACTACTCAAATAATTTTTCAAATAACTCTAAAAAAATAGGAAGTGTGGAGATCAAAATATGACAGATAAAGTAGAAAACGAAGAAACAGAAATTCACGAATTTGAAGTGAATGAGGACGAATTTGTAATTATTCCGCCAGATGGAAATATGGCGTATATTTCTGTTTGGGATGATGTCTTAGATGACGATCATTGCGACCGATTGATTGACTTGTTTAATCAAGTTAAACATGCTCATACGAAAATAGAAATCGGAGATGTTAAAAATTTCACAGAATTGAATTTTTTCTCTCAAGATCTAGGCAAGTCTTTTGAAGAAGAATCTGTGTCCGTTTTGGGTAAAGTTTCTGAATATGTTGAAAGTTATCGTAGACATAATAATATTATGTTTTTTCCGCCCCAGTGCCATAACGAAGAAATTAAAATGAAAAAATACTCCGCAGGCGGTAAAGATGAAGTTAAATATCATACTGATGTCGGAGATCACCCAACAGCTAGAAGATTTTTGACTTGTCAATTCTATCTGAATACAGTCGAAGAGGGTGGTGAAACTGTTTTTCCTGATTACAACACTAGTGTTGAAGCCAAGAAAGGTCGTCTAGCAATTTTTCCGCCATTTTGGACTCATCCGTTTACAGAACAACCAGTTGTGTCAAATGACAAATATACGTTAGGTACATTTCTTCATTACATGTAAACTTTTATAAATAGTTATTAACACTATAAAAAAGGTTTTTTTGTGCCATATAACTATCGACCAAAATCAATCCAAGAAATCAAAGATCTTGGATTGATTGCAAAAAGAGAAAAATCGGCAGTAGCTTTGTTTGAAACAATGCAGACGACTTATGGCGATGACTTTGACGAATTTATAACATTGGAAACTGCCCAAGGTGCAAAATTCGGACAGGTAAAAATTCTGACCGATTTTAGATTGACGGTTGACATATCGGCATATAAAAAACTCTATCCTTTTTTATCGTTACAATTCGGTAATGGTTCAAATCCTAATAGTACCGCCCCCACAACTCAACAGCAAGAGTTGGTTACTCTCAAAATATTTGAAGAATTGTTATCCAGCAAGACTAAAAATTATAAAAAATTTGAGCAACTACTACCAGAAATTTTAGAAATATATCCAAACATTATGGCAGAAAAAAGTTGGTATAATTCTTTTGAGTTACAATTTTATCAAATAGAAAAAGAAACCAAACTTCCCAATAACAATTTTAATGTATATAATCGTGATGGTGGTTTCATGGATTATATAACAGAACTGGTAAACACCAAATTTAAAATTACAAAAAAAGATAGTTGGAACCCAGCAGATATTTGGTTGATCCGATCTTCAAAACTCCCAAATTATAAAAAAGCTTTAGATGATGCAGTCAGTGTATTGGAATGCAATTCCATATTGATTGAGGCATTTAATAAAATGGATATTGTTGGAATTTCATTAAAAAAGAATAACGGAAAAAAATTAAGTTATGATTTGGTAAATCTAACCAATACCACAAAAGATTTAGATGTGTCTTATTCAACATTTAATTTAAATATTCCATATAATCCCAAAACAAAAAGTTTCACCTCTGTCACGAGTCAACTCGAAGTAAAATATGATAACAAACTTTACAGGATGGGCGTAAAAAGTAATACAGGTCCTATTGGGAATATTACCTATGAATTTGTTGCTACTGGAGCGGCCGCATTTTTAGGAAAAGTGCCTAAAGACATGCTTAAAATCGAATTAAAAGAAGATAAACAACGTATGCCAGAGCATACTCACTTTATGAAATTCGATAAAAAAGATTTTGAAAAAAAATTAAAGGTTATAATGGCAAAAAAAGCACTATTCTCTGTTAAAGGTGATTTGAAACTTTTTGTCTCTCAACTCGAACAATCTTGGACTAAGGGTAGAACGAAGGACAATACGACGATTTCACAAATTGTAACATTTGCCTACATTATAGCCAATATGTCCGAAAAAAGAAGAAAAGAATTTATTAGAGACTTGTTTTTTATGTCTCAAAAGAAGGGCGATTTATTTGGTCCCTTCGGAAAATTATCATAAATATAGAATACAAACATAGGAGAATTTAAATATGCGTAGTTTTGGAAGGTTTTTGAAGGAGTCTAAAGGCGGCAAAAACCTACACCTTGAACACCTAGAAGATGAAATCATCAACGGTGGAATTGACGGCGGTAGATCTGCAATCAATTTTTTAAAGTCTTTGAGAGATATGCTAGATGGCAATTCTCAAGGAAAAATGAATATGACAGTCAAGTGGGACGGAGCCCCAGCGGTATTCGCAGGGATCGATCCTTCTGATGGTAAATTTTTCATTGCAAAAAAGTCTGTATTTAATGCAGTTCCTTTGCTATATAAATCACTAGCAGAAATAGACGCAGATCCAAAACTAAGTGGTGGATTAGTAGAAAAATTCAAAACTTCTTTTACAGAATTTTCCAAGCTTGGTATCAAGAATGTCATTCAAGGGGATTTAATGTTCACCAATGACAAATCAGATAAAACCTTAGACGGTATTGATTATGTCACTTTTCAACCCAACACATTGATGTATGCTGTAGATAAAAAGTCTGATTTCGGCAAACAAATATCATCTGCAAAAATTGGTGTCGTATGGCACACTAGTTATAGTGGACCGGACTTACAATCAATGTCGGCCTCATTCGGCGCAGATATATCGAAACTGAAAAAATCTAGTAATGTCTGGATGGATGATGCGACTTTCAAAGATGTATCTGGAACTGCTAAATTTACTAAGTCGGAAAAAACTGCTGTCGATGGCGCATTGTCTACTATAGGACGTAAATTCAAAAAAATCAAAGCAAATGATTTTAAGGCATTTTTAGATATTCAGAAAAAAGTATTTATCAAGGGACTTGCTGGTGGTAGTTTTAAAACATATCTGAATGGTTATATCCGCGAAGGTAAAAACATATCAACTAAAAATATGGGCAATCTTGGATATTCGATGTTTGTCAAAAAATTCTTTGATGAAAAAATTATTATCAAACTGAAAACCGAAAAGTCAAGAAAAATTAAAGAAGATTTGAGAGACGAAATCGTTGCAAAATTGATCAAACTCGACGGTGCGGCGTATGCAGTTGTGGATTTTATGGAAAGTATGATAGATGCAAAATCTCTAATCGTAAATAAACTAAATAGTGTAAAACAATTAACTGATATTTTTGTGAAAGTTGATAACGGATTTAAGGTATCAAATCCCGAAGGATACGTTGCTATCGACCGCAACGGCACAACCGCCGTGAAATTGGTAGACAGAATGGAATTCAGTTTCAATAACTTTAACGCAGCAAAGGCATGGGACAAGTAAAATGATCGATATTAATAAAATTTATTCAAGTATGATTGAAAATAATCAACTAGATGAAGGTATTAACGATACCGCGATTTTCAAAGCAGTGTTTCTTGCTGGTGGGCCGGGATCTGGTAAATCTTTTATCGGTACTGAAAAGAAGGGCAAGTCGCCGACTGTTGGTGCTGATCCAAAACAATTTATGGGCGGCGGACAACTAGGTCTTATTAACCTTGGACTTCGAGTTGTCAATCCCGATCCTGCATATGAAAAACTTTTGAAAACTGCTGGTTTAGACCCAAAAAGTTCT